GCTTACCGAACGCTGCAAGAGTTGACAACCGCGACAAACAATTCCGCTTCGGGCAACAGGATAAATCTGGACCTTGCCAAATTAACCAGCGTAACACTGTTTTTGGCGCTTAATACCGGCCCGTTTCTTCTGGACCATGCGGGAACCGGATCGCCGGAAGGCTCGCTTGTTGCAGGCCCCGGATCGATATGGCGCAGAACAGACGGCGCCGCAGGAACAACACTTTACATAAAAGAGACCGGCAATTCAAACACCGGCTGGCGGCAAATGGGTAAGGCAGCAGCACCTACCACCACTTATGCAGCGCCCACTGGCGGGGCAACCACAGACGCTGAGTGCCGCGCTTCACTGGCGCAACTGGCGAGCGATGTGGCGGACCTCAAGACCAAACTCGCAGCTGCGGTGCTGACAGCGTGATCGAGACCCTAGCCCCTTGGGCCACGGCAGGCATTAGCGGCGGCGGCGTCTTTCTGGCGATCAAGAAAAAAGGTGATTGGCTCCATGAATGATACAATTAAGGCTGTTCGGAAATCCCTGACCCTGACTGAGATTGGGCTGATTGTCTCGCTGCTGACGTCGGCCGGTGTGGCCGTTTTTACGTTTGGAGTTATCTATGGGCAAGTTGAGAGCAACAGCAGTCGCCTGAATGTGATCGAGCCCAAGGTTGATGGGGTGGTTTCCCGCATTGAGCGCATTGACGCTAACGTAGGATTCTTAACTGAACTCGCAAAAGAAGAACGTAGACGCCATAAATAAAAGGATAAGCCATGACGACTTTGAAGGACATTCAGCGGCGCGTCGGGGTCACCCCGGATGGGCTATGGGGACCGGCTACCGCGGACGCAATCTGGAACGCCCTGCCGCCTGAAGAGCCGCGCGAACTGGACAAGCAGGCGTTTTATGCCGCTGTCCGCGCCATCACCGGCGGTCTCAACGATACCCAGGTTGCCAGCATCGAGGCCATATTGAACCGCACAGCATCCCTGCCCGTCCAGCAGACGGCCTATATTCTGGCGACAGCGTGGCATGAAGCGCGATTTGAGCCTCAGCGCGAGTGGGGCAAGGGCAAGGGCCGTCCCTACGCTAAAAACGGGAAATACGGGCAATCTCAATATGGGCGGGGTTTGGTGCAGCTCACTTGGGACCGCAACTATGAATGGGCAGACAAGCGGCTGGGCCTGAACGGCGCGCTCCTGAAAGATTTCGATCTTGCCTTGCGTCCCGATATTGCTGCCGATGTTCTGATCTATGGAATGCTCGAGGGTGCGTTTGCATCGAACGGAAAACCGCTCGGGCATTATCAGAAGGGCGATGCGTTCGATTATGTCAAGGCGAGGCAGACCGTCAACGTGATGGACAAGGCCGCATTGATCGCTGGTCATGCCGAGAAGTTTGAAGCGGCGCTGCGATGACCGATCGCATCACAAGATTAACGGCATGGCTCGGCAAGCCGTTTCACGCAATGGCTCGCGGGCTGATGGTATTGGTCAACCTGTCCGGCAAGCAAATGCGGGCTTTGTTTTCGCTGGCCATGATTGGTGGGATGATCGCAAGCAGTTTCCAGAATGTATATTATCTAGTGCTGGCCAAAGATGCAGTCGAACGCGGCGAGCAATATTTGCCGCTGTTCGGCCTGATTGCCAAGCAGATCACGTTCAACAGTTATCTTATCGCATGGTTCGCGGGCATAATGGGGCTAATCGTATTCGGCGCCGACTATTTCCGCGCCAAGCATGGTGAAACGGAAGTTGGCTTTGGGAAAGGAAAAGAGTGATGAAAGACACAGGCAAATATCTCGACGACGCACTAGCCGCCATCGATCGCCACTGGAAAACCTTCGTGATTGGATTCCTGATCGGCGTGGGCATTGGCGTGGTGGTGCTGTGATGGCGTTCCTAGCCCCGCTCTGGGCCGCTCTGGGCAAGGTTCCTTGGCAAGTCTGGGCAGCGACCGCGATCCTGCTGTCATATCCGCCCGTCTATTGCAAGGGCCGTTCGGATGGCAAGGCGGCTATCTACGCCAAGCTGGAAAAGGCGGAAGAGAAAGCAATTGCAAGGGCTGAAAAAGCGGCAACGTCTGCGGATGAAAATCAACAGGCAAAATCCGAAGTGTTCGAGGCCGAACAGGAAACATTGAGAAAGGCGATTGATGATGCACAAGCCAATGATGCTAATGCTCTTGACAGCATTTTTAACTAGTTGCGGGCAACCGATAAAACTTAACCCCCCACCACCGCCAGCAGAGCGTCTTGTGTGCGCTGAGCTGCCAGCTAAGCCGGATGTGTTACCGCTGGTCGCTTTCGTCGCTGAGAACGGCGCTCTGGTCTATTCCAAGGCGGACGTTGATGCGAGGGATGTTTTGATTGCGGAGTATATTGTTGAGGTGAGAGGTAGTTGGTTCTCGTGTCATAGTCAGCTTGGGTGGAACCGTGATTATTTTGCTGCTCAGGAATAGTTAATCCGCAGCCTTCGCTTTCGGTACGAAGCCATTCCCGCCCCCGGCAAATTGCTTCTCTAGCATCTGTGCCCGTTCCATTACGTCGAGTATACGATCGACACTGTGGGCGGGCACACGCTCTTGCAGGAACGCGATGATGAGATGTTCTGGCACCGGCTTTTTACCTAGCTTGTGATGCTTTTGGTAAACGAAGTGGTAGCAATCTTCAATCGCCCTGGCATCTCCACCTATCTTCAGTGACTTGAAAATGTCCGGCATGTGGGCTTCGAGTTCGACTAGCCAGTCCAGGGCTTCCGCAAAATTTTCCATGGTTATTATCCGGTCGCTGTTGCAGGCGGCAGCACTGATGATGCATAGCTTTAGCAGATGTGCTATGCGGCGCTGGCGATAAGTGACTAGCTTCGGATGCTCCGGTACAGGCGGGCCACCGGCGCGACCCCAAGCGTTAAGCGCCTCTTGCGTTTCCAGATCGACTTCCAGTTCCCCGTACATTTTATAGATGTCCTTGAGGTCGGTCTCGAGGGATGCGTATAGCTTACCGTCTACGTCTAACTCGGCGAAGAGATCAGTGAACGCTGTTTCGCCGGAGTAGACGAGTAGGATGCGGGACATGAAGCCCTGTTCCCACGCGCCTTCGGGCAGCAGGTTCATGAGCTGCGCTGGTGTGGTTGCGCTGAGCAGGTTTAACTGTGTATTGGGTATGTCCAGCTTGGTGTTACCTGTGCGTCGGCTCTCCGCATAGCGTCCGCAATCCCACAGGTCGGTGAGGGTATTCATAAACTCGGCCTCCCACGAAGGGAGGAACACGCCGAACTCGTTAGCGACGATCTGCAGGGAATTGAACTGCACCACGCTAGGCGTTTCCATAGGGCGGACAATGCGCCGGTTGGCCTCGTCCAGGCGGTCGATCAGGGACGCTTTGGTGACGGACGTAGGGGCTATGAAGAACGGAGTCTCGGGGGTGCGAAGGCTGTCGAGCAGGTCGTGCGCAACGCGGGTGCATAGGGACTTACCCACACCAGCCGGTCCGGTTAAGATGATGTATTCATTTGGGAACAGCTGGCCTTTGGTTGTGGTGATCCAGCACTTGCGCTCAAGTGCAGCAGCCACGATGAAGATAGCTGTCCACTTTCGGTAAAGGCGAGGACTGCCACGACCTTCCGTGTAGTCGAGGAAACCGTCGACAAATGAGTTCAATTTTCTCGCCACTAAAGGTCCAGTGCGCTTAACTTGAATGATGCTTCTTGGCGGCGGCGAGTTTCTTCGCCCTTCCATTTCTTCAGTCCGTCGGGATTGTCGTCAGCGTAGTACCCCCAATTCCACCCGAGCATTGCTTCTGTGCCTACGGTGAACATGCGACCTTCGCGTAGGGGCATGACAGTGCTGAGGGCTTCGAGAGCAAGGGGGACAACCTCGGCGATACGCCGTTCGTCGAATTGGAACAAGATGCTGTCGTGAACCTGAACGAGTAAGTCCACTGCGCCGGTGCGCCATAGGCGGAGTAGGCCGCGGTTCAGTTCGTCTGCTGTCATGGACTGGCCCATGTCAGCCACAGCTTCACGTTGCGTATTCCCTGCATCAGGCCGATCGAAGAAGAACCTGCGGCGGCCAAGCGGGGTGGTTAAGCATGACGTTGCGGCCAGCTCGTCGATAATGATTTGTTGCACGGCGGGGATGCAAGGGAAGGCGTTAAAGTATGCGGTCTGGAATTCCTTTACCAGCGTGGTTGGCAGGCGGGAATGCTTCGCCATCGTCGGCGGGGTGCCGAGGTAGTTGCTACCGTGACCGAGGACTTTGGAAACATCTCGGTGGGATTTATTTTTGAACGCTACTCGATCAGCGATTTCACGGTCAGGGGCTTCACCCCACGGTAGGTCTGGTTGAGCCATGCCCGTAACGGTCGTGTGCAGGTCTCCGGACTCGCAAGCATCCAGATAGGCTCCGGCGAACTCGGCACCGATCGGCCCTTTCCAAGGTAGCTTCGGGTTCCAGTGCGGCGTCTTTTTGCTGCGCCTGCGGAGCAGGTCAGTGATGCGGTCGGCGTCTGCGGTGAGCAACTTCTCCCAGGCAAGTGCGCCCATGTTCCTGCTATCTGCTTGTTCAAGGTCAATGTTGCAAAGAATTTTTCCGGGGTCTGCAACGAACACGCTGCGTAGCGCGGAGGTTACGTTCTGAAGATTGGTGCCAGTGCCGAAGTCGCTTTCGCTTGACGCGAAGCGTCCGGTGTTTGTGCCTGCGATGTTGAAGCGGGTTCGCATCCTGCCGTCGGTGTCAACCTTGGTCCGAAGGAACCCGAGCATCTTGCCGAGACCGCGAAGGGCGAGCAGGTGGTTGCACAGGGGTTCCCCAAGGAAGTGCATGGACAGGCGTTCGAGTGCTTTCTCGTCTGTGCTTGGTGCGAAGATACCGTTGGCATTACGCTTCTTCTGGACTGGCAAGCCGAGGACATCGTAGAAAAGGTTCTTGCACTGGACAGGGGATCGCCAGTTGTCGAAGTCTTTCATGCCCACGCCCTCGTGGACGATGGTGTAGAATTGTTCCTCGATGCGGGCGAGTTGTTCCTCGAATTGTTTGACGACGGTGTACTTCCGGCGCTGGTTCACGCGGATGCCGCGCAGGTTCATTTCGAGGATCGGTGCTTGCAGTGCGAGGGACAGCTCGTAAGTAGCACGGCTGGTATCATCGAGTTGTTCCTCCAATACCCCGTCAATCTCAAGCGTCAGGCAATTGTCGAGTCCGTTGTAGACCCAATAGCTGTCGTCAGGGTTGAGGGTTGAGAGGTCATCGGTGGCTGTGTTGATTACTCTCATGCGGAAGGGACTCCGCAAGCGGCGGGGTCAAAGTATACTGTGGGTATTTCATCGAATAAAGCTTTAGCACGTTCTGCTGTAACGCCCGCCGATTTTTCCCACCCGTCTAAACGCAAAACCCATAATGCATCTGCCATCGCCAGCATGTGCATGTTCATATCTTGCCAGAAAGCGAAGTCGCCGGGCAGTTCATGCAACAGGGATAAAGGATGAAAATGAAGGATCGGGCTGTAAATCATATGGCCCTGCTGAAGCAGACAAGCTGCGGCACCGGCTACCAGTTCAAAACGGCGCTGCATTACCGCTGGATCACTGTCTGTGTAAGGCGAAGCTAGATAGATCATGCGAAATATTCCTTCAATTTTTCTCTTATATGTTCAAGCCGTGCAGCGCCTATGCCGGGCAGGGCGAGTAGTTCCCTGTCGGATAAAGCGAACAGTTTCCCGGTGCGCTTCACCTTCCGCTGGCCGAGGATTACGCGCACAGCGTAGTCAATGCCGGTGTCGTATAGCGGGACGCTTAGCTGATTGTGCTGGCGGCGCAGTTCCTTCACCATGTTCAAGCTGGTTGCCATGCGGTAGGCGACATCGTGGTTGGACAGGTGCTGAAGTTTGCGGAATTGGCGGAGTTCTTGGCGGACGAGTTCCGCGCCAGTCACGCGATCGTCTTCGCGGTCAGCGAAAAAGTCAGTCATGTTTCATTCCTTTCCCCATCTGTTTCCATGAGGGTTCGTCTGTGTATAGCGATGCGAGGAAGCCGAGGCCCTTGTCCATTTCAGGTTGTAGCGCATGGTGCATCAGCATGGTGTCGGAGACCGCAAGCGGTGCTGGTATTCCATAGACCCGCCAAAGGAAGCTCATATCATAGATACCATTTTGATATACTGTGGGGTAGTCGCGCAACCAACGCGCTATGATTTCCCAAGCGGCCAGTTCTTCTTCCCGCGTCTGCCAGTAGTTGCTGCCATTGTGCCGGAAAAAGGGGATGACGATTGCGCGGGATGGGTCAGGGCTGAAGCCGATGCAAGTAATCTGCTCTTGCTTTGTCTCGATGTCGCAGGCCAGCTTCGCTGTGGTGAAGTGCTCCTTCTCGAAAGCGAGGAGCTCAGGGATTGTGTCGGGTATGTAGATGCGGCGCTCGGGTCGGACGTATTCGGGGAAGGCCGATTGTGCCACGGCTTTCTGTAGGTCAGCTATGACGATCGGACGGAGTGTCCACTGGCGGACGACAGCGCCTGGGTCGTAGGTGGGAAGCACTTTCACTCCGGCGGTGCTAAGTCGGCAGACTCCTCTGGCGGCTTTGATCCCCATTTCTCCTGTGAGTGCCCAGAGGGCAGTAGCCCCCAACGCAACAATGATATTCGGGTTTGCTGCATTGAGTGTTTCATCCAGCCGTTTAAGTTCATTGGCGTATTCTGCTCTAACATATTTCCCTCGCTGCAGTGGCGGGCGCCCAGGCACCCCCTGTTTCTTCGTGCCGCAAAGGGACTTAACATTTCCTCCCTTGGGCACTAGGTTAAACACAACTGTGGTGAAACATTCCCGTCGAGCAATGCCCGCAGCAGCCAGCAACTTATCCAGATGCCAGCCGGTTACGCCGGAGAAAGCTTCGCCATCGTCTAGGTCATTAAGCGCCTCACCGACTAGGGCTATTTTCATTGCGTGACTCCTTGCTCAGAATTTCTAATGCTACCATATATGCGCGGGTCATGTCAAGCAGTTCTTCGAGGAGTAGCTGCTCGGGGCTGAAGGAGCTTATAGATGCCTGTTTTCGCATACGCTCCGCCAGCATTTCCGGGTGTGTTTTCATCCCCGTTTCTCCCACGCGCCACGAGCAATGTCGTAGAACTCTTTCATCTGCTCAATGCCCAGGACACGAGCGGCGCCAAGGTCCTCCGCAACCTTCAGCGCATTACCACTTCCGCAAGTCGGATCAAGGACATGGCTGTAGTCATCGCATAACATGGACAGGAAATGCTTCAGCATTACGTAGGGCTTTTCGCTCACGTGGATTGCGTCAGCCCGCTTCCCTGGGAACGCGTAGCTATTCGCCTTCGTGCCAGCGGTGGTGATTTTTCGGTCACCTCGGACGCCGAAGAACGCCATTTCGTAGGTGTTGCGAGGGCCTCGCTGCGGATCAGGCGCGACACCAGCACCGTCCATCTTGTGCCAAATGAGCGGGTAGTCGGTTAGCTTCCAGCCCATGCGCTCGAGTTGCTGTCGCGTGTCGCAGTAGAACTTCGGGCTGAACCAGAAGATGAGGTGAGCGCTGTCCGCAATTACGTTGTCCATTGCCTGCGATAGTGCAGCAACCAGCGCCCAGTAAATGTCCGGGCTATCCTCGTAATGGTCTGCTATGCCCGCGCTCATACGAGGTGCGTCAGCCACGTTTATGCCGTAAGGAAAATCGCAGTGAATGAGGTTGAACTTTGAGCCGGTGTAGGCGGGCTGCCAGTCGAGAAAACTTTCGTTGATGAGGGGGATGAGCTTGGGTTGCGCTGGTGCGTCAGGAGCAATCATGCTGTCGATGGCGGTTGATACGGCCAGCTGTGCACTGGACTTTTTCCGTTCCCCATCCCGCTTGGTAATGTTGTGCGCGGTTGAGAATGTTTCGGCCTTGGCGACGGTCGGGCTGGTCATGGCCTTGGCGACCTGCAGGCGCTTTTCTACGTAGGACGGACTGACCCCGATGAAATTGGCGGTGTCAGTTGCGGACCATTCCGGTTCATTCCCCTGCTTCAACGCGTGAAGGCGGGCCACTGCTTCAACCTCATCTTGCCATGCGAGGTCGCTTCGCTTGACATTTTCCTCCAGCTCGATGCACTGCAACCCGTAATCGTCGAGGTCCTCTGCAAACTGCACGGATATGTTATCCCATCCGAGGGAAGTGCAAGCGGTGAGGCGACGCTCACCTGCGACAAGGACGCCTTCGCTGTCGATCACGATGGGGTGAATGAGGCCGAGACGAGCGATGCTATCGGCCAACTCCTCGATGCCCTTGAGCTCCTTGCGCTGACGGACATCGCGGTCAACTGTAATGGCGCGGATGGGGTAGGACTGGAAATTACCGCTGGTCATTTAATGTTCTCCATATCTTCCTGCCGGACAGGCACGGCCATGACGCCGTTGCTTTTGAAGCGGGCGCAGGTGACGATTGCATCGGCTATTGAAAATTCTTTGGCCAGCGCTTGGTCCGTGCTGAACTGCGACGTGCGCGTGAGCCAGCCGTTCTTTGTGAATACGTATGCAAGCATGAGGGGTCTCCGAAAATGGCGGCGCAGAAATAACACTGCGCCGCCCGTTTAACCTGGTTACTTTTCCTGGGTCCAAGCATAGACTTCCTTGGCCAAGTTCAGATCTCCAGCACAAGCCTGAAAGATATTCAGCTTGAAATAGTAGTCGGGACCGGGCACTTCACATGACGCAACTGTATTATAGACTTCATCTGGGTATTCAGTTGCTGGTTCAACATCATCCATTGTAATTCTCCTCAAATAAATGGGGCAGGGGAGCTGAAGCCCCCCTACCTTATTCAGTCAGTTGGCGCGGTGCGTCCGATGTCGGCCTGGAAGTCACCTTCCGTCCGCTTGTCTTCACGCCATGCAACATCGCCAAGGAACTCCGCGCCCTTGCAGGCATTGAGTGCTTCGCGGATCGACATCTCGTCTTCGAGAACCTGGACATGGTTTTCCAGGAACTGGCGCAGGTTGTATTCGGTTTTCGCAAATTCAACTTCGTCGTTCTTGTTGAAGAGGAAAGACTTGCGCAGCCGGATGCCGGTGACTTCGCCCTTATAGTCATCGAGGTCCACGTTGTCCATAGCTTCAACCGCCTGGACGAGGATATTCAGTATATCCCAATCACCGGATGCGGCTTCGGAAAACTCAGGCACCTTAGTAATGGTGAAGCGATAGGTGCCCTGAGGCGGCAATGGCGGCTTTTCGATGTCGGCTGCTTTTTTATTAAGGATGCTTGAAAAATCAGGCATTGAGTATACTCCTGTAATGATGGTTCAGTTGGTGGAGGGTAGAACCGTTAACCCTTTGTTTCGCCTCGAAGCGCGGCAAAGATGCTTGCCATGCCGGTCTCGAGGGGAAATTCTGCTGCAATGTCGGGCACCGGGGTTTTGAGGTCCACGATGCCGGTCGGCATTGTCTTGATCTTGCGCTTGGTTTTCTCACCGCGGCCAGTTGTCTCGGACAGCAGCATGGTGTTGAAATAGCGCGGAAGGATTGGGCCGAGGGCTTTGCCCACAGCGTTTGCGTAGCCCTTGGTCACGCCCTGCTCAGACTCTTGGTAGTTGATGTGGCTGATAATGATGGCGTTCATACGAAAGCCTTCGCCGGTAAGCAGGGCAATGGCGTCCTCGACTGCACCCTGAGCCACGCCAAATATCTGCCGCTTGTCCTTCGCGGCCGGGTTGAGGTTGTTGGCCCAAGCGAAGGCGGCTCGGGCGAAGGCGGATAGGCTGTCGAGGACGAAGATGCAGTTGGAGTCATCGACCTCGGACCACTCAGTCATTACGTCCATTGCCTCGACGAAGGCTTTCGGTGTCCCGTCGATCTTCGGTCCGGTCTTGGTGCTTTTATACTTGTCGCGGATAGTTTCATATTCCACTTTGGATAGGTCGGCCCCTGCCTTGCGGGCGAAGGCTACGAAGCTGTCGAGGCCATTGTCCATGTCTAGGATGCGAAAGGTGTAACCTGCTTCGAGTAGCGAGACAAGGCTGCCAGTTTTACCGGATGAGCTATCGCCTATGTAGAGAAGCTTGGTGTATTTACTGCTTTGGTGTTGATCAGCGGTGGGCATCTTTGGTCTCCAGTTGAAGGTAAAGGTAGGACTCGTTGCCAACGCGCTGGCGAATTGACTCGAGTATGCGGTGGTCCTTGGTGATGAGGGTTTTGATCTGCTTCTCCAGCGCAGCGTTGCCGGGAGCAATTCGGAGGGTTAATTCGCTACGCATTGGCTGCCTACCCTTTCTAGTGCGGCGGTCAAGCACTCCTCGACCATGCGCCCGATATCCTCAGGCGTTAGGTGCTCGGCGCTGCTACAGTCGATGCCAAGTTTAAGGGATGCACCCTCCCACTCAATCGTGACCCAGGCGCTGTCTTTGATTTCACTGTCCATGTGACTCTCCTTCAGTTGCTTCTAACAAGGAATAAAACAAGGCTGTAGTGGCGTTGTTTTCTTCCCACTTAGAATGTTTTTCTCCGTAGCGCAGCCAATACAATGGCCTATCGTTTGCTGCTGCGTCATACGCTATAGCCCATGTATCTCCAATAGGCAATAGTTTAATCTTTGGCATACGAAATTCCTTAGCGCGCTACCAGCGGGTCCCACCGCGGTTGCTTTTCAAAGTCTGCTTTTAGGAATTGTTCCCGCACAGCGGGGCCTCGGCTGCAGATGTGCCGGAACTGGCAGCCGCCATAGTTACCGCAGCTGCTGGTGTTCTTCGGGAAATGCTTCTCGCGGGATGCGTGTTGCGCAGTGGTGATATGGAACATGGCGTCATCATACCACTCGTTAAGGGAACCCTCGTCGCGGTAAGTGAAGCCACGCTCGAACCGCGTGAAACCCACTGCGATTTGCGCTCCGTCGATCATGACTCCGGAGACAGGGATGCCGAACAGGGCCTTGCCCGCAAAGGTATATAGCGACATCTGAGTATCGGGGTTGAACTGGTTGAAGAAGCGGGCGGTTATGGTTGTGTCCGTGGTTTTCTGGTCCTGCACGTAAACCTTTCCGCCGAAGGTGACGAGGCGATCTATGTGGCCGGAAAGGATGATGCCGTTGTCTGCGTCTAGCTGGAAGCTGTGCTCCACAGCGGCCTTACCGTCGGATAGGACTACAGTTTCGCAAGTGTCGTCTGCGCCAAACTGATCTATATACCAGACGATAGTGCGGATGAGGTTCTCGCGGGTCTTGGTGTTGCGGTCGGCGAGCCAGGGCTGACCAGTGCCGGGAAGCGTTCCGTCTCCACCACAGTTTTCGCAAGTATGGGTAACACCTGCATCTGCAATAATTTCACCGTCTTCACAGTCGGGACATTCATCATACTCCCAAGTTTCCGTCATCGTCTCCGCGACAACTTCGCACAGCGCTTCCTCCGGCTCCATGCCGTTAGCAACGTAAGTGTGGTATGACGCCAACGCCGCTGCATACCAGCCGCCGAAGAGTAGGTGAACTGACTTGCGCCGTGGTTGCCAGCCCTCGATGTGCTTGTAGTAGTAATAGCGGAGACAGGTCTCGGCGGACTTAATGCTAGTGCTGTCCCAACCGAATTGGACGTCATCAGCGTCGAATGATTTAAGCATGATGGTGACTCCTAAATGTTTATCTTGACGTTGGATTTCTCCAGCTTCTCCATAAGCGCGTTGATCTGCTTCTGCTTCGCGGTCGGCGGCTTGGTGCTACCGGCGCGGGAGTTGCCGAGGTTAAATGCCTTACGGCTTTCGCGAAACTTCGCCACGATGGTTGCGATGTCTTGCTTGGACAGGTCCAAGGGATCGCGGGCGAAAAGTTCTGTGATGTCGGTCATAGGTTTATACTTACCTCCGGTGTGTTTGCGTCGCCCTCCAGGGCATCGACGTAGCGGCTGACAATTGTGCGGATCAGGTTGGACGCGGGAATGTCGGGGAAGAAATCTCGGAGTTTCTCCACGTCGCCGGAGCGCAGGTTGAGTGTGTGCTTTTGCAGGGCTTCAGTCTTGGCCATCAGCGCCCTCCACAAACTCAAAAAATTCTTTCAGCGGTACGCGAAGTTCTTCGAGAACATATTCGACTTTATCCATTGCGGTTAAGTCAATAAGATGGTCATCAATCATGTACTGCTGAGCAGCCAAACGGTCTTTGACAAACTTTTCAAATGCTACTATCATCGGTTTGCTCCTTGTTAATAATCCATAGGTCAGCCCCGTTCATCGGGCTAATGACGAAGGCCAGCTGCGTGAACTCCTCATCGTATTCACGGCGCAGGGCGTATAGCTTCTGCCGCAATGTCTCCGCGTTGGTTGTCTCCACGCAAATGCCAATGGAAGCGTTCTTCGCGGAGTAGAGGAGTTCGAGCAGCTGGGATTTCATAGGGCTGTAATCCTATCGCGGAGAATGAGAGCAGCTTTCGCCTCTTCTTCCGCCTGTTTTTGTGCTGCTGAAGATAAAGCTTTTACCGTCGCTTTTCCCCGCATAACGTTCGTATAAACTATTAAAGCTTTTTGCACGAGAATAATCTCATCAGCAGACAGTTTCATAATTCGATCTCAAGGATCGGGCGCAGCGGTTTCTCAAAGCTGATGATAGTGGCGGTGGCTTCGCTGCCAGCGGACAGATGCGCGAAGATAGGGCCGTTCATGTCCTTGGGAATGAAACCGATGTGGTGGCTGTCGATATAGACTGCGACTGCGGTGTTGTCGTATTCATTTTCAGGGTCGGCCTGCAGGTCGCAGATGGTTCCGATGGAGGCGGCGCGCAATGCGTCGCGGTCCTCGGACTCACGGAAACTGGCGCCGACAAGTGGGCAGGTGATCTTCATGGTGGTTCTCCTCGTGGGTGGTAAAATCCCCTGCCGCCGGAGTCACACAGCAGCAGGGGACCGAGCGATGGCCAGTCGGCCAGGCTCTAGACGGTGACGCTGCCCAATGCTTCTTGCATTTTCTGGGCGCGGGAAGAGCGAGCTTCGACAGCTTCGCGGGCAGCTTCCATGACCTCGGGGATGGACGAGATGCGATCGACTTCGGTTTCGATCTTCTCGGCCCAATCTTCGTCGGACACGCCTTCGGGCGCAACGGTGAGCTTGCGGCCAGTTTCGGCGAGGTGGTTCTTGAGCAACTCGCGAGCCTGCTTCCGTGCTTCCTTCTCGACCGGGTCGAGTTTCGCGGAACCACGAGCGGCAGCAGCGGTGAACTCGTAGGCGGCATCGACCTCGGCAACGGCCTTGGTCAGCGCGTTCTCGAGCTTCTTCTCACCCCAGCCTTCAGCCTCGGCAGTCGCCTTGATTTCCTTCAGCGATGCGCGGACATTGTTGCCGATGTTCTCGGACCGCGACTGGTTGAGGACGCGAGCTTCAATCTCGGTGATGGTGTGACCGGCTTCGTAAGGCTGCGAAACTTGGTAAGTGTCTCCGTCGATAACTTTGGATTTTGCTTCGGACATTTGTAAACTCCTATTTGATTTTGGCGGATTGCCGGTTATGACACTACGCGAAAATGCGCGGATTGTCAAATTGTTTTTCGAGGGGCGGGCCATATCGCCGATAGTGGCGGATGTATGGCTGTGTGCTGTGGCGGGTGTTATTCGCGGTATCCTTCCATGTTGATGTAGACCAGCCGTTTCTTGGCCCGCGTTATGATGACATACCTTACATTCGGGTCTTGCTGCTTGTCGCTGATGAGTTGTTGCTCCAGGAAATAGACTGTCTCGAACTCCAGCCCCTTGGACTTGTGGCCGGTGAGGAGCTTCAGCGGACTGTGTAGTTCCGCGAGGTGACGAGCGTAGTGTAGTGCATCGCCCAGGTTCGCGCCCTGCATTGCGAACAGTCGCATACACTCGGCCTGGTCCATGAGCCTGCCGTGCGCCCGCTCCTTCGTCTTGTCTGTCTCTTTCGCAAGCCAGGCCTCGATGTTGTCAAGCACCGCTTGCTGCGTCATTGCGCTATCACCGAACTTGGACATTACCTTAGTGATTGTCTGCACAATGTCCTTGCCGCCGAGTTCTGCGGGTCGTCCTGCCTTTAGCAGCTTGATCGCGAGGGCGAACAGCGGGGCGTTGTTGCGACAAATGATTGCAGCGTCCTCGGCCAAGTTATCGGCACTCCAGATGTCCAGGTGCTCCACGCTACCCTCCTCAGCCCAATCAGGCGCTCGCATGAGCGGTGCGCGCCACTGCGCCTCCCGCACGATTGCGTTAGCGCAGCGGAAGCTGGTGGTTAGGGATAGCTCGGTCATGGAGAAGGCCTGTTTTATTAACTCCATGCCATCTTCATGCGCTCCACGGAAACCGTATATAGCTTGCCTTTGATCCCCCACGGCGATGAGCCTGCGCTTGCCCACAATCTTTCGTAGCATGGCATGGTTCAGGGCGGACAAATCCTGGGCCTCGTCCACGAGCGTCAGCTTATACAGCGGAAACGCGCCACCGAAGATGGTCGGCATGAAAAGCTGATCATCGAAGTCGCACTTTCCCTTGAGCGCCAGCTTAATGCTGCGAATTGTGGCCTCGCGGACCACGGCTTGTTCCAGGCCGGAGAGCTCTTGCTCAATGTGCATGAAGAAGTTACTATCGTCCATGAGGGGCTTGGCGCGTTCCGCCCATTGGCCAGTCGGAACATAACCGCAGGCCTTGCCGAAGGAGACGACGCGCATGAGTTCCCCCATCTGCCGGTATAGGGCATCCTTGTCGCTGCGGGATTGTTCTTCAATCACCTCGCTCATGATGGTGAAACCCTTTTTGAAGTTCACGTTGAGGTGGGTGCGACCAAGGGCCTGTGCCCATGTGCGGTAGCCTAGGCTGTTGAGCGTCATGGAGCGGCAATTGTCCGGTAGGCGCTCGGCCATCTCGACGGCAATTTTCTTGTTAAAAGCTAGGCATAAGATTTCCGTATTGGGTCGCTCGGCAAACAGGGCCTCGGCCAGGAGCACTAGCGTGCTGGTTTTGGCTGCACCGGCGAGGGCGCTGACGAGGAGATTGTCGTCGGTGGAAGTGGCGGCAGTTATGATGGAGCGTTGCTCCTCGGTGGGTGTGAAGGTCATGCGAAGTTCTCCAGTACTTTTGTCAGTGTTTCCAACTCCGCCTTAACGAAGTCAAGGGTGCGGTATTTTGCCTCAGTATCGAAACGCCATATGCCATCGGAAAAGCTATCGAAAACATTTCGAGGCGTAAGGTCGTTATAGTGGCTGCAGTCGAAGCCGAAATACCAGAGGCCGTCATCGGCAGGCCACTTGTCACCGGCATAGGTAATGCCTCCATGCACGTTTATCAACGCGGCCAAGGAAACCTGTCCGTCATCTTCATGCAGTGCTTCGCAGACCGTGGTCAATAGCGATACCTTGTCGATTGTGACTGCGCCCCTGTCAGGCACCGGGATACGTTCGTCATATCCCTTGCCGAACAGCGGGTGAATTTCAGACACGCCTGCGTAACCGCACCAAGCCTTTGACCAGTTACGACGCGCCATGATTTTGAAACCGTTCATGGTGTCCTGGAAGTAATCCGGCTCCATCCAGAACTCTTTAATAGCTTCGTATTGAGGTGTTTCGTAGGGGTTCATGATTGTGACTCCAATATGTAAAAGGGTGCGTCTTGCTGTGACGCGGCGAAAGACATGAGGCGATGGGCTAGGTGCGTTGCTTGGTCAGCAGTTAGGGACCGCGTGTAGCGGCGGGTTCCCCTGTAGATGGTGAGGTCGATGCGGTCCTCCGACCGTTGGCGTATGCCGCAGATGTAGGTCATAGTAGGTTCTCCTCGCGTTTATAGTCTGCAGCTTCATCGGCTTCACGCGCCTGTTCGTAGCTGAGATAGTTGAAAGCCTGTTCTGTTACATCAGCCTCCCAATAATCATTAGCCTTATTTAACTTATCATAAATCTTCTGGCTAATCTCTTTGCCTTTCGATCCATCACGGCACTGCCAATATAACGCGTCAACACCACAGTCGTATTCGCCATGGTGATCAGGGCCGCTAGCCCATATCTCCGCGATGACTGGTAAGCCGCCTAGTATGGTAACAGGTGCTGTAAGCATCAGTCCACCCTCGACACTTCAAACGAACTATCCGTCTGCGTGATGCTGACCCAGGCGTGAGGGTAGAAGCGGATGATCTCGTTGTCATGCAGCGTGGCCACAGCGATTGGCTGCATTGGCGAGTCGCCGGGGTAGGCTAGCTCACCGACAGGCCCGGCTTTCCAGCCCTTCATCGGTCGCCAACCCCCACCGTGCTGATAGGCATCATCGAGTTGCTGCGCAGCGGTGCGTGGATCGGCCTCGGAGAAGAAGTGTGGGATGAGTCCAAGGACTTCTTCGTTGCAGCGGGTGTCAAGGATTTTGAATTTAATCATGTCGGTGGTGTCCTTCGGTTAAAATTGTGGGGCTTCTTCGATTTCACTGAAGTCCGCCAGTGCGACGAAGGGCGTTTGCATTTGTTTGACCAGCGCAGCGCGGTGTTCGTCTGCGATAGTTTCTGCAAGACTGAGCAGGCGTTGGTTGTCGTCGTCAGTTAGTTTAATGCTCATGTGGTTATCGTCTCCTGTGTCGAGGATCAAAACGCCATTGCCGTAGCCGTATACTGTAACTGATGATATTCTCATTTCACTTCTCCTTTAAGTTTTGCAGCAAGCTGCGTTGCGATGTTGAATAATTCGTCGTCGTCGTGCGTCATAGGCTTCCCGCCAGCAGGCCGGAATGTCCCTTGGTGCTCCCGTATGCGGAAGGTAACGGTCTCCGTTTCCACGCGGGGGAGGATCAGGCGGTCGTAAGGGCATAGGGAGCCATCGGCGTGATGGATTTCACGAAAGAGCTGGCGGAAGCGGTAGAAACGATGAGCGAAATTCTGCGCAGTCCCGGTGTCGGTGCACTCGTAGCTGCCGCCTCCGTGCGCGAGGGCCAGGTCGGCGACCTCGCGAACGTCAGCGTAGATGCCGAGGCGGGCGCTGGTTTTCTTTCTCATTCTTGCACTCCTAGGAGGATGAAGCAGGTTAGGTATATAGCCATCACGATTGCAGCCATCCAGTAGTCAGGGTCGTTTCTCATATATTCACCTTTATGTTTGAGAATTTGCGGGCGATGCCGCTTGGCACGTAAGTATCCATGCGAGTTCCGCGCTGTTCGCTATGTGCAGCGGCCTCAAGGAACGGACCTTCCAATTCCGCCCAAGTTCCGATGGTTGCGTAGGCTGGGCGCAGGCGCGTGGTAGGGCATACGACTGCGTAGAGGCCCTCGCGCACTTTGAACATGGAGGTGCCCTTCGCGGGGTAGCGGGCCATTACGCGCTGCTCATCTTCCGTCATAGTAATCTGCCCTTTCTTGTATGGTGCCGAGGGGCACTACGTTTACTGGAGTCGCTGCAGCCCACGCGACGAAGCGGCGGGTGTATTCTTCCGCGTTTAGTTCGCTAGCGCGAGGTGCGCGGCCTCGCGTTCTGTCATAGGGGTCATCGTAGATTAGTAAGGATTGCCAATTGGTATTCATAGGTTTTTCTCCTGTTCTGTCAATGCGCGAAGGGCGGCGGCAATTGTCTTTCTGCGCGATGCTGATTGGGTATAAAGCGGTGCAGTCCGTAGAGATGCCCCGCTGAAACCGTGGACTTCATAATTGCCGAGTTTGTGGCCGTGACAGAAACCACGCTTGCGAGCGGTGGTGTGTTCGCACGGATCAGAATGGGTTCGGTTGCCGTCATGCAGCGCAATCGCTATCTCCGCATCAATCTCCCGATCCGATCCGTCAAGCGCCTCTATGCGGGCGGCTAGGTCTTTGGGGGTCATTGGGGTTGTCCAAGGTGTCCGAACAACCAATTATACACTTTCAATAGGTTACGCCCCAGATACGTGCAGGCGTTGAACCCATCTTCTCCGTTAACCAAAACTTTCGAGCAAGCGCCGCAGTCAAGTAGTTGATCGCGGAAGTTTTTGGAAATAACATCACCATCAAAGAGCGGCCCCCTCTCCGCCAATTGAAGAAGTGCTTCATGCAAAAACCGATTCCTTATCGCATAGTTGATCATTAGAATAAGCCGCACGTTTTCCTCTTTGCTGTTAAGGTCCGGCCTTTCGCCGTTCTGCAAATTTGAACAATAGTCTTTCCAAAAATCAGTCATACTTCCTCCACCTGTTCGATAATGGCAGCGATTGCCGTGGTTGTTTCGTTGCGGAAAAGCTGCCACATAAACTTTTCGGCATTTCTCATTTTCAGTCTCGTCAGCCTATCCGGCACTCCACCCCGATCAACGCACAACGCCCGAGCCACCTTCTCCACCATATCCGGCGAGCGCAGGGCTGCTATGAGGCTGGCGCGTCTAAAATTAAGGGCAAAATAGTCGAAGTCATCACCCCGTGATTGCTGCCACAAATCCTCTTCTGTAGTCCCAGGAAAATCATGGTGGCAAAATCCGCTCACAATCCCCGCTCCTTCAATATGGTGCGGAGTTCGGTGATCATGGCGTCGTTATCTGACCCTTTCCCTTGCCGCATCCAATACGCTCTGCTCGGAAGGTGACACGCATCCAGCAACCGAGCACACTCTTCCCGCTCCCGAGCGTCCGGGTCTGGCGGGGGAGGGATGAGGGCGATTTCCTTGGCGAGTTCGCGTATTGCAGCGACTGTCCACGTCCCGCAACGGCTATCAATCCAAGCCCAGCTTCGGAACTCACACCGCCGCGCCGCTTCATCTAGCGCCCACAGTGGCGGGCCGTAATATGGATGGTCAGCGCGTAGGGCGTATTTCGTTGCTGGGTGCCAGTTGACATGCTTCACCGAGCAATACTGAATGTCTCCAGTAGTAAATTCGCACTTTAGTTCGTCATCATCAGCCACGCCCTCGGGCCGTGCACCTGTTCCGGCGAACCAGTCGCCCCATTGCTCGGTCATTGCATCGCTTCCTTTTCCGCCTTCACAGCGACATACCTATGCTGCTTCGGGTCCGGCACAGAAAACCACCGCCCTTTGCGGTCATCGAATTTCCAGTGGCCGAAGTTTTCGGCGGCGTAAGCTTCTTTTGGTGATTGCTGTGTCATATCATTCCATCCTTTCTCAGTTGTCGGTAATGGTCTATCATTGCCCCGCGTTTATCGATCATCCGTTCCCATGCGCTGTCGGCGGTCCGTTCGTAGACAGCGGCCTCGTCGGCGTCGGGATGCTCGTCCATATATTCCGCGATCAGTTCTTCATGCGCTTCGATGTAAAGTTCCTTGCTCATCCCATCCTCCATTCAGTTGCGTCATAGGCAGCGCGGCTGCCCATGACTGTTTCAAACTCCTCGGCGATTGCGTTGAATGACGTTCTATCTGCGATGAAAGTTGGATCATTCCACTGGCGGTTAACCTCCGCCCAACGAGTCTCACCCATGCGCTTGCGGGCCTGGGCTATTTGCGCGTCGAGGGAGTTGTTTTGTTCCTTACGGGCGTCTTTGTCAGCAGCGATTATTGCGCGGTATTGTTGAACGTGGGTCATGGCTTTTTCCCTTCGGCGGTGATGGCGTCGGCGATGCGATATGCGTTTTTTGCGCCATGCTGCTCTATCCACTGGACATCAACCTCGGCTAGAGAACCGCCATATGCCACCAAAGCCTGTCCGGCATACCACTGGCGAAGGGTCACGGTGGGAGGGGCGGGGTCGACACGGAGTTGATCTTCCGCTGGTGTCCTTCCTCTCGGGTTAGCATAATCGCTCATGATTGTTGCTCCTTGGTCAGCCGACAAATTTCAGCGAATAGTGCCGCAGAAATATACGGCTCTTCAGAGACACCAATGCCGCCATCATCATCGCCAAATAGACAGGCTTGCTTGACCTCCTCCAAAGCAGCCAGCATAGGCTCATAAGCGTTGACTGCGGTTACGATCAGGCGGGCGTTCTTTGCGCTCGTTGGTCCGTTCCCTGTGTAACAAATAACGGGTTCACCGTCTCCGGGGATAGAACAGCCGTGAAGCTCCGCATTGCCTTGAACTGCTGATGCTGTAAGACACTCAATTACGTGCTCAACCGTCTCTATTTTTTCGCCCCCGGCCCTAACAAAATAGTTCAACTGCCAAGGCCGCGCGGTTGCGCCCTTCAGAATATCGCTCATCCCCATATCCTTTCAATCCGTTCGCAGCGAGGGAAGTGATCTTCCTCCTTCGCAAGTTGTGGGACGTATGTCCCCTCGCAGCCATAGCCGATGAAGCGAGGAGCGAATTGCATGGCGAGCACTGCGTTCATGAAGATGAACGTGGCGCAGGCCGTGGCGATTAGTTGTTTCATGTAGTCCTCCTAAATATCAATCTTAATGGCAGCGGGATCAATGCCCCGCGCCTTCCATTTGGCGCTATGCGCCTCGGCAGCTTCCGCGGCCTTGCGCGCTTTGACTTCCGTGATTTCGGCTTCCAGCGCCGCGTTATTGCGGCTTTGCCGCTCCCATATTTCCGCAATCTGCTGCGTGGGATACGCGCCAATGTAGCCGCGCTGAACGCCCATGCGCTCTTCGTAAGCTTCCGCATCGCGGAGCATCTTTTCCAGGAAGCGCGCACCCGCCTCATTCGCGCTGATGTTGATCGAGCGGTTCTGCGGCAGGTGAACGGTTAGGCCGAAGGGGCCGAGGGATACGCGGAGTTCGATGGTCATGGCGCTGGCACCTCCAGGCCGTATATGTGCGCCAGCTTCGCAATGTTTTCCTCGAACAGGCGTATGAAGTCAGCCTCCCTGAAAACCGTATCATGCGCGCATTGAAGCGCGTCGAGAAACTCAATGTCATCGGAAGTTATTTCACCATAGCGGCTGTTAATGGCATCAGCGATGCTTGGCAGCGATTCGAGGTCATTCCCCTCAAAATTCTCACTATATTGTGCGGGGTCAAACAGGTGGCCAAGAGCGCACTTAACGCCGTTGCCGAAATACAGGCAACTTATAGGTTCAATGCGCGTCATCGCTGGCCCGCCCTGCGCCCGTATACCTTTGACCGCGTCGGTCAGTGCTAGTTGACGGTTCATATCAATACCTCCCAAGCGGCGAGACGAGTGGCTCACTGCAGCGTGGCTCCACCAGCCGGTCATGGAAGCGCTCCAGGACGATGGCCTGCCAGTCGTTAGACTCCTCGTCGAGGTCCATATCATAGTCCATCGCCTCGGGGATGAAGGCGGGATCGCAGTCCCAGGCCGTGGTCGGATCATGTTCAATATATACTTGCATCAGACAACCCTTTCCAAACGAACCATTGTGTCCTGCATCGCCGCGAAACTGGCGCGCAGTCGAAAGGCGCACCCCTCGGCATAGCCTGCCGCGTATGCATCCGCGAGCGGCTTGGCCCGCACTCCGCATAGATGCAGCTGGTTGAATAATCCGTCGGCATGGCCGAGGCTGTGAAAGTGTTTTTCACTGTTTGACATTTTGTGACTCCTCAATTATGCGAGCTACCCGCGTTGGCGGCTCACTGTGGTTCGGAACCGGCCCATTTAGCTGCTATCAGCTAGGCGGCCCGGCCCATTTTTTGACACTATCACATCCCGGCCCGAATTGCAACATGATTTGGCAGCTATCGATATGGCGCAATCGCCAATCCGTTGCCATTGGTTGCCATTGGCTACACGCGGCTACACGGCGTTACGCACGGCGTGTCTCGCCCCCTATGTTTTCAGCATCAACCCCATGTTTTACCCCAGAACGGGGGTTTGTATGGCTCCCACCTTCGCGCCGTTCTTTTCGCCTCAGGTGGCATACCTCCCTTTTTTCGCGCGCGTTTAAAAAAAAAAAAAATTCTATAAAAGCTTAAAAGAAAAGACGGACCATACAGGTGATGGGGGAAAAGGTGAAACGCAGGGGCGAGCCATACTCCCGACACGGGCGGCGAGCCATACGCGAGACTCGGAGCCATACAAAGTGGCACTTTGGGGCAGAAAGTGGTCACCATGCGAAAAACATCATAGGCCAGACGGGCGATGCGGTAACGCGTGGCAGCCAATGCGCGCCAAGTGTAGCCAATGGCTGCGGGGATGGGTGCGGTCATAGGACGCGCTAGGGGACGCTATATGGCGGACGGGCACTAGGGGACCGGGCGGGATGGATCGTGCGGCATATCGCCGCATTGGCCGAAATTTGGCGGGATGTCACCCCCGATGCCAGGACGATCTATGCCATGCGATGCAACGCGATATGGCACATACCTGCGCCAAACACAAAAAATCCCGCCTAGCGCGATGCCAAGCGGGATTTTGAATTGACAGGAAAAGGGCTATTCGACCACAAGGCCTCGTTCATCCATAACGACAATCCCATGTTCACATGTTAAAAGAATTGACGAGCCGTCGTCAAATAGCGCACATCCATAAACGCCTGCGCCATCCCTAGCGTTGATAGCCTTATTAATCGTTTCAATGTCAGGAACATATTTGTGCGAATGATAGGTGCGATAACCCTCGAATTTATGGGCCATATGTTCCGTTGCTGTTGGCTCCATAGCGCGTGCGTTGTCTGGCCATGTAACCGTGCAATAGGCGCGCATCATAGAGGCGGCAAAATCGGCTTGTGACATAACATTGACTCCTAAAAAGAATTGGCGGCGCGAGACAATTCCCGCGCCACCCATTAAATTAAATCTTAACGGCAATCCCGCCAAGCGCAGCTTTCTTAGCCGCTTCGGCTTCAATGGCCTCATCGACCGCCGGGCCAAATGCATCCGCATTGTCCGCCCAGACCTTGTCAATGATTGCATAGCGCCCGGCACCATCGGCATCGTTATATTTATCGCGTTCCGGCGTTCCTTTCGCGTAACTCGCCCGGAACCAATCGCCAACGATCTTGCGCGCCATGCGGTCCCTGGCCGACAAGCCGGACCCCGCACCACGTTCACGGCCCCAACTTCCGCCTTCCAACGTTTCCACAATGGCTTGCATTAGGCTAACCGTCGCCTGTTCAACCGTCATATCATCGGACTCATCCGCCACACGTTTCGCACCCGCCGCCGCATCGGCAACCTTTTGCGTCAGGCCGTGCAAGACGGCCTTGGCCACAAGAGTTGCATCCAACTTGGACAGATCAAGTGTTACGCTTTGTTCACGCGATGTCACCTCAAGCGACTCAGGTAGTGTAATTGTGTATTCCATTTTATAGACTCCTAAAATCACCGGACCATTCCGGCTATCGCATAATACGCACATCACACAAACAATGTCAACAGAGCTCTAACGCATTGATATTGCACGATAAACCTGTGCGCCTATGCAATCCCATTGCGTTCATCTTTTCCCGAGTCTTTATGAACAGACCCGTTATTGCGAGCATTATCACGCGCGCGATCAGAGGGCCTTTCGCTGGTGGGGGAGGGGCCGCGACTATACATGCACCCTAGAAAATTCTGTGGCCAAAACTCCTATATGGTTCCCAGCCATACCCATTATTCCCCTTGCGCGGCGGGCGCTCCTGTGATAGCGTGGCCGCATGCCGATTGATATTCCTTTCAGAACCACGGGCCGAGCCGCCAAGCCGCTGCATTTCGTTGAGGTGCGGGAGCTGGATGCTTGCGACATTTCGCTGCTAGGTGAAGAGAAGGGGAGCGTGGCTCCGCCGCTCAAGCGCCTTGGCGACCGGCATCACGCACTGGCCCGCTGCCTCGCCTCCGGCATGTCAGACGCTGATAGCGCGCTAGCCTGCGGTTACGTTGGCTCTCGCGTGAGCATTCTGAAGTCCGATCCCGCGTTCAAGGAACTCCTCGAATTCTACCGCGAGGATACTGACCGCCAATACCGCGACATGCATGAGCGGCTGGCTGGCCTGTCCCGCGATGCAGCAGACGAGCTGCACGGACGCCTCGAAGACGACATGCAAGCGGAGGAGAAAAAGATCTCCATCGGGCAACTGCTAGAAATTGCGAAGATGGGAGCGGATCGAACAGGCCACGGCCCGCAGTCCAGTCAAAATGTAAACGTAAATGTCGGCATCGCCTCCCGACTCGAACAGGCCCGCAGGCGTGTGCAGGACCGCCAGGCCGCCCCCGCGTTGATCGAAGGCACTTCTCGCGATGTCGGATGAACTGCCCCTGATTGAAGAACTCGCGCAGTTCAGCAGCGATCCCTACGGACTGGTTCTCTTCGCCTTCCCTTGGGGCGAAGCTGACACGGAATTGGAAGAACACGAAGGCCCGCTGGACTGGCAGGTGCAGGTGCTCAAGGACCTCGGCGACGGCCTGATAACGCTCGACGAGGCCATCCTCATCGCCCGCACCTCCGGCCATGGCATCGGCAAATCAGCCCTCGTGGCCTGGATAATCCTATGGGCCATCAGCACCTACGAGGATACCAAGGGCGTTGTGACCGCGAACACCGAGAACCAGCTCAAGACGAAAACCTGGGCCGAGGTTGCCAAATGGTATCGCCTGTTTATCGCCCGCGAATATTTCAAGCTAACCGCAACCGCGTTATTCTCCGTTGATCCCGATCACGAAAAGACTTGGCGCATCGACATGGTGCCGTGGAGCGAGAAGAACACAGAAGCTTTCGCGGGTCTGCATAACCAGGGCAAGCGGATCATCGTGATTTTCGACGAAGGCTCCGCCATCCCGGATGCTATTTGGGAGGTTACGGAAGGTGCGCTGACCGACAGGTCCACGCAAATCATCTGGGCTGTATTCGGCAACCCAACGCGGAACACTGGCCGCTTCCGCGATTGCTTTCAAGGCGGGCGCTTCGAACACCGCTGGCAGGCTGCTGCTATTGACAGTCGGACTGTCCCTATCAGCAACAAGAAGCAGCTCCAGCGTTGGGTCGATGACTACGGCGAGGATAGTGATTTCGTTCGCATACGTGTGCGCGGCATCTTCCCTCGCATTGATGCGGAAAGCTTCATTTCCTTCTCCCTGGCCAATGACGCGGTGGAACGCGAAGTGCTCCCACAGGGCGGAGGCGTCATCCTGGGCGTGGACGTTGGCCGCTTTGGCGATGACCCCTCAGTCATCTACCCTCGGCAGGGCCGGGATGCGGTAACCCGCCCTCCGGAGATATTTTACGGCATTGATCTTATGACGTTGGCAGGGCGGGTCGCAGCTGCCTTCCTTCGTCATGGGGCCACCATCTGCATGGTGGACGAAGGGGGTGTCGGAGGTGGCGTGGTGGACCGCCTCCGGCAGCTTCGTATCCCTGTAGTCGGCGTGGACTTCGGCAGCAAGCCGGATTATTTCTATGGCGAGAAGTCTCGCTATGCGAATAAGCGGGCGGAAATCTGGGGCGAAATGCGCGAGTGGCTCAGCTACGGCTCGATTCCCCACATGAGTACTGGCGATGACATAACGCTAGTCGAGGAACTGGCCGCGCCAACCTACGGCCTGAACGTGAAAGAGGCCATCCAGCTCGAAAGCAAAAAGGAAATGCGCCGTAGGGGCGTCCCCTCCCCGAACGTCGCAGATGCCCTAGCTTGCACCTTCGCCTTCCCCTCCTACGAACTACAATACGACACAGTCTCGGACATGGTGGAAGCACAGAAACCCGTTGTCGCTGACGACTACAATCCCTTTGCCCGCGAAAGCATGTTACACTAAGGAACACGTGATGTCGTTTATGAAAAAAGTAGCTGGCGCAGGTGGCTTTGGATTGGCGGGTCTCGCGGCGACAAAAAAGATTAATCCGCTTGCGATGGTATCACCCGCCGCTTCGCTCATCAAAGGCTCGAAGAAGAAAGATGAAGAACCCGTTTCGCCCCTGGTCGGGGGCAGGACGCCAACACCAGTCCGGCCTCGCGGACAAATTTACTAGGAGAACTCACATGGGATTTCTAAAACCAAAAGTGCCAAAGACACCACCTCCGCCAAATCCGGCAATCAGTCCGATTGATGCTGCGGCTTCCGAGGACATAACCGGCCTGGCCGACCAGCCCGGCTCCCTCATCAACACGAGCGCGCAGGGCCTGAAGCGCAAACCAGAGACGCAGCGCGTCAGTTTGATCGGCGGGTAGATGGACATTGAAACGAAAGAGGCTCAGCGCCTGCAGGAAGTAATTGCGGAACTCCGCCTTGCGCGGACGCCCTTCTGGCATCTCTGGCGTGAAATTGCCGACTACTTCCTCCCCAAGCGTTACGTATGGCTGGAGTCGGGGGATGAGAACCGGCGCACACAGAACGCGAAGAACCCGCATATCCTCGACAGCACCGGCACGCTCGCCGTTCGCACCTTGGCCTCCGGCATGATGAACGCCATCACCAGCCCGTCTCGCCCTTGGTTCAAGCTGAAGATCACCGGCTACGCGCAGGTGTCGAATGAGGTGGCGCGCTGGCAGGATGAAGTCGGTAGACGAATGCTGGCCGTAATGGCGGAAAGCAATTTCTACAGCAGCATGGCCACACTCTACCTCGACCTGTCAACATTCGGCAGCGCGGCATCGCTGATCTATGAGGACGACGAGAACGTAATCCACTGCTACAACCCCGCTCTCGGCGAATACTACTTCGGCCAGGGCCATCGGCTGACGGTCGATACCTTTGCCCGCGAAATTCAGCTATCTGCAAAGCAGCTAGTGCAACGCTTCGGTGCGGACAACTGCACGGAAATCGTAGCAAACGCAGCGAAAGAGGGCGGTGCTAACGCCCTCAAGCTCCACAAGGTCACGCACCTGATCGAACCTAACCTGACGAAAAGCAGCGTGGCTTCCAACTTCCGCTACCGGGAAACCTATTGGGAGTCTGCGGCGATCGCAAAGGGCAAGGCCCTAACGCAGCGCGGCTTCAATGAACTGCCGGGCATTTTCCCCCGGTGGGAAGTCACCGCCAATGACCCATACGGCACAGGCCCTGCGATGGATGCGCTGGCCGATGTCATCCAGCTACAGCAAGAAACCAAGCGCAAAGCCCAGGGCATTGACAAGGTAGTCAACCCTCCTATCGTCGCGGATGTGCAATTGCAGCACCGACCAATGGCGCTCCTGCCAAACGGGATTACCTACGTCAGCGGACAGAACAACGTCGGAGCCAAACCGCTGTACCAAATTCAACCGCCGCTCCAGGAAATGACTGCGGACATTCAGCAGGTACAAATTCGCATACGCGAGACACTGCACAACGATCTCTTCCGCATGATTTCGCAGCTTGACACTGTGCGCTCCGCTACAGAAATTGACGCTCGGCGCGAAGAGAAGCTTGTCCTTCTCGGCAGCGTGTTGGACCGTTTTGAAAAAGAGGCCCTATCGCCTGCGATCAATCGAGTGTTCAGTATCATGGAACGGCGCGGGCTACTACCAGAACCGCCCGCGGAATTGGAGGACGGAGTGCCAATTGATATTGAATATGTTTCCATCCTGTCCACCGCGCAACGTGCGGTAAGCGCTGCACCTACCGAACGCTGGCTCCAGCTAATTGGCAACATCGCCGCCGTGGCGCCGCAGGTCACTCGCGTCCCTGATTGGGAAGAACTTGTCCGCAACTATGGCGAAGCCATTGGCGTGGAAGCTCGGGATATTAAATCGCGGGAGCAACTGGTTGCGGAAGCGGAAGCCGAGCAGGAAGCGCAAGCTGCGCAGCAAGCCATGGAAGCCGGGGCAGTGGCGGTTGATGCTGCACAGCAACTGTCGGCCACGGACGTTGGCGGCGGCTCCAACGCTCTGCAAGAACTGCTCGCAGCGAGTTAAACATATGGCTCTTTACAATACCAACGGGATATGATATGTCGGATGAGAACAAACTAAAACGGCGATGGGAAAGAGAAGATGATGCTGCAATCGAGGAAGCCATTACCGCGCTGCAAAAGCACCGGCAGGGCCGTAAGTTCCTCTGGTGGCTGCTTGAAGTCGGAGGGGTGAATACGCAGCCATTCGCGCATAATGCGCTGCAAACATCATTCAATTGTGGGGTGATGAATGTCGGCAATATAATTTTAGAGGCCGTAACCAGGGCATCGCCTGAAGGTTACATAACGATGATGAAGGAAAATGCAGATGAGCGACGCACCAGAGACGACAAACTCGCAGGAGCAAGAGACGCAGAACGCGGAGGAGTCTACCGAGACTACGGAAACGAAAGCTGAAGAAGCTGTCGCTTCCGAGAGCTTAATCTCCGGTGAGCCGAAGGCGGAAGAGGCGGAAGCCGAAACGCCCGAAGCGGAGGTCACGCCCCTGGGCGCTGACGATATCACATTTCCCGAGGGACTCGAAGTCCCTGATGAAATTCGAGACGATTTTCTGTCCGTCCTTAACGACCCAGAAATAACTCCGAAAGACCGGGCGCAAGCCTTGGTTGATCTGCAAGCGAAGGTAGCAGGACAGGCGTCGGAAGCGGCAAGCCAGCAGTTCCAAGACCAGCAGCGGCAGTGGCAGGATGAGGTGAAGAATGATCCAGAAATTGGGGGCGCTAATTTTCAAGAGAACCTCCAACGCATTCAGCGCCTTGTCGACCAGTTTGGCAATGATGAGTTCGCGGGCGTGATGGCTGCAACGGGGGCTGGCAACAACATTCACGTTGTCAAGTTTTTCCACGCGGTGGCCGAAAAGCTTGTGGAAGGGGGACCAGTTTCCGGTGCTCCAGCGAACTCTGAAAGCTCAGCTGCTTCTCGTATGTTTCCGAGTATGAAAGGATAAGTAAATGGCAGGACTATCTGCATCCAATCCGACGCTTCTCGATCTGGCTAAACGGAGCAATCCCGATGGCAGTATCGCAGACATCGTTGAGATTTTGAATGAAACCAACGAAATCCTCCTGGACATGACGTTCCAAGAGGGCAACCTGACTACCGGCAATCGCACGACAGTGCGGACCGGTATTCCTGAACCGACCTGGCGTAAGCTGTATGGCGGCGTTCAGCCTACCAAATCGACGACCGCACAGGTCACCGATAATTGCGGTATGCTGGAAGCTTATGCGGAAGTTGACAAGGCCTTGGCCGACCTCAATGGAAATACTGCGGCGTTCCGGTTGTCGGAAGATCTCCCGCACATTGAAGGTATGAACCAGTCGATGAGCGAAACGATCTTCTACGGCGATGAAACGATCTATCCTGAGCGTTTCACAGGACTGTCGCCGCGCTACAGTGCGCGTAGTGGTCATGCAGCTGCGGAGAATGTTATCCACGGCGGCGGGGCTGGTGCGGATAACGCATCGATCTGGCTCGGCGTGTGGGGCCCAAACACGGGCTTCGGCATCGTGCCAAAAGGCAGCACGGCTGGTCTTCAGATGTCCGATAAGGGCCAGGTGACTATCGAAGACGTCGATGGTAACGGCGGACGCATGGAAGCGTATCGGTCGCACTATCGCTGGGACGGTGGCTTGACCATTCGTGACTGGCGGTATTTCGTCCGCATCTGCAACATTGATCGGTCGGAGCTGAACGCTGCCATTACCGGCAGTAGCGCAAACCTGCCGTCGTTGATGTTCGATGCAATCGAGCGGCTGCCGAACATGAGCATGGGTCGCCCTGTGTTCTACATGGATCGCGGCATTAAGTCGATGTTTCGGAAGCAGCTTTCTACGCTGAAGGACAACGTGACCGTCGAAGAAGTTGCTGGTGTTCGCACTGACGTATGGCAGAGCATCCCGCTTCGTCGCGTCGATGCACTCTCCGCCAACGAAGCCCTGGTTCCAGCATAAGGATATATGACATGATTATGGATGAAAGAACTGAATTTGCTGATGCCGCTTCGGTAGCAGCAGCTGCAGGCACGGCGCTGATTGGGGATCAAATCCCGCTCAGCATTGCGCGTGATGTCGGGAATGGCCAGCCGGTCTATCTCGTTCTCACCTGTTCGACGAGTATCATCACAGGCGGTGTAGCCGGAACCATCAAGTTCCAACTCGTCTCTGATGCTACGGCAGCAATTGCCGTGGATGGCAGCGCAACTGTGCATTACGATACGGGGACTTTTGTCACCGATGACGATGCACTGAACGACTTGGATGCTGGCGATGTTATCGCTTGCGTGGCTTTGCCTCTCGAAGGCAATGCTTACGAGGAATACCTCGGCATCCTGGCGATTGTAGGCACGACTACCGTGACTGCAGGCGCTATCAACGCCTTTCTTACCCTTGATCCAAAGGGCTGGAAAGCATATGCTGAAGGAGCGAACTGATGAAAATTAAACTTTTCAAAGAGTTTTTCGCTCCCGATAACCGGCTGATGAAGCCGGGAGTGCATGAAGTGCCGGACGACTGGGATTTGCCTAAGAGCACCGTAGTGCTGGAAGAAGAACTAGAAGAAAAGCCAGCGGCGAAGAAATCGTCCGCTAAATAGGAGCTTGGTCGGTGAAGATAAATTCAGATGTTGGCGTTTTTAACCTTGCGTTGAACGCTGTTGGTGAGAAAGCCAACGTATCTTCACCGACCGAGAACACGCGTCGGGCTGAGGAGTGTCGCTTGTGGTATGAACTCGTAAGAGATCAGGTCATTGAAGCGGCCCCTTGGTCCGAAGCTACTCGGCATGGGCGGCTTGCACTATCCTCTGAACAGACGGATGATACTTGGGCTGTTGGCGACCCTTCGCCGGGTTATAGCCACGCCTTCGCCCTTCCCGCGGATTGCCTTCGCCCGCAGTATTTGAAAGATTTTAAACCGTTTGAACTGACCACGGAAAGCGGCGTCAAGCTGCTGCACTGCAACACGGAACTCCCGGTGCTGCGTTATACCGCCGCGCAGAAAGATGTTGCGCTTTGGTCGAATAACCTGCTCATGGCAATTGTCTACGGTCTCGCAGGGCATATTGCACAACCGCTCAGTGGGAAGCGAACTTTAACCAATGCGCTCATAGGTCGCGCCAATGATATGATCCTTGCGGCGCGGGTGAACAGCGCCAACCAACCGCAACAAACCTACGACGCACTACCGGATTGGATAGCTGCTCGGGGCTACCGGAACACCATCCAGCAGCAATTCTTTTATCCAATGGGCAGTTTGCTTCATGTCAGTTGATGTTGTAAAATACGCGTTCATCGCAGGGGAAATTTCCCCTACACTCTTTGGCCGGACTGATCTGACCAAGTTTGACTTGGGTATGGCTGAGGCCTCCAACTTTTTTGTGGACTATCGAGGCGGGCTTAGCTCCCGCCCAGGCACACAGTTCTTCGAATTCGTGAAAGAGGATGATAAGGAGACTCGCTATTTCCCCTTTACTTTCTCCGCTGATGAAGAGGACACGCATATCGTCCTCTTTGGCCATAATTATGTGCGTTTCTTGCAGGGTGGAAATTATATCCTCGAAGCGGCAGTTGCCTGCACGACTTCCGGCGGCACGGTAACGGCTGCGGGGCATAGGCTAACCACAGGGCGTTGGATAAAAGCAAATGGCGTTAGCTACCGCGTGGCAGATGTCACCACGAATACCTTCAATATTTACACTATTCCAGGTGGCGTGGTTGCTTCGTCCGTTAGCTTTACTTCGTATCAAGCAGTTTATGAGCTAATTTCACCTTATGATGCCGAGGATTTATACGATCTGAACTTCGAGCACTATCGTGATGTAGTCAAAATTACTGGCGTGAATTTCCCTCCGTATGATTTGACGCGCTTGGCTGAAGCCAGCTGGACTCTTGCGGAAGCTGTCATAAGCAATTATGAAATAGGGCCAAACATAACCGGCAGCTCTACTAGCGCCGCAGGAAGCGCGGAAGTGATCTTCGCCATTACCTCCATCTTCGAGGACGGCAGCGAAAGCATTATCGGTAATCCTTTCCGGCTTTCCTCAGTCGTAAACTACGCAGCTACGGAAGGTTCCGTTAGCGTGCTGTGGGCAATGGATGCTGACGCCGTAGCTTATAACGTGTATCGTTCTGTTGTCAGTGTGTCAGAAGTGTTGTCGCTCGGCAGCGAATTGGGCTACGTAGGTAAAACGCAGGGAACCAAGTTCACTGATCCTAATATAGTGCCGGACTTTGGTAAGACACCTCCGATAAATTACAATCCTTTCACGCCCGGAGCAATAACCTCTATCCGCGTTACAGGCGGAGGGACCAGCTACACCAGCGCTCCTACTGTCGTAATGGCTGGTGGCGGCAGCGGCTTTGCGGGTCGTGCGATTATCGACGACAGCGGTAAGGTTGTCAATGTCATTATTCAGAATGGCGGGACTGGTTACACCAGCCCGACTGTTACATTCACTGGTGGAGGCGGAACAGGCGCTACCGCTACGGCAACAGCCCGCGCTCTCACCGGCATTTATCCGAATGTTAGTCTCATATTCCAGCAGCGCCAACTCTATGCCAGCTCGCTGGAGGACCCGATTACCATTTGGGGGAGCCAAATTCGCCGGTTCAGCAATTTCAATTCTTCGGAAATTGTAGTCGGCACAGATGCGTTTCAGTTCACGCTGGACAGTTCTGGTGTTTCGCCTATCCGACATCTGGCCGCTATGCGCGGTGGTGTGCTCGCCATGACCGCCGATAACATTTGGCTGCTGAATGGCGGGTCCGAGGGCCGTGCTATTACCGCAACCAATGCACTGGCTGAAACACAGACCTATACGGGCGTCAGTAGCTTGCGCCCTATCCGGGTTGGCCCCTCGCTCCTCTACACCGAGGGCAAAGGATACGCGGTCCGCGAATTACTCTACAATGAGTTTTCCCGCGTCTACAGCGGGCAAGATCGTAGCATCCTGTCCAGCCACCTGTTCGGGCCGGGGAAGGCCGTCAAGGCTTGGGCCTTTCAGGAGTCGCCTTACAAGGTAGTCTGGTGCGTACGTGAGGACGGAAAGCTTCTAGCCTTTACTACCGTGGCCGAGGAAGATGTGTTCGCTTGGACACCCTGCGAAACTCGCGGGCGATATACGGACGTAGTGATTACTCGCGAGGGAGCGGAAGATCGGGTTTACCTTATGGTGGAACGGTTCATTAACGATCGCTGGACCAAATTTATCGAGCGGATGGACCTCCGCCAGTTCATCAATACCGAAGATGCTTGGTGCGTGGATTGCGGGTTGGAGTATCCACTACAATATCCAGCTGGAACAGTAACCGTATATAGCGGAGATTACGCAACCATTACTGGCGGCACCTTTCTTGGTAGCGGGGGTATGACCCTTCGCGCTGGCAATGGCGTTTGGCGGGTGACGGAAGCTACCGCCGATCGTGCTGAACTACTCCGCATTATTGAACCAAACACCTGGGTGCCGGAAACAGATGACGCCTACACCTTCCCATTTCTTACAGGCACGTGGTCCCTAACTACTCCGGTATCGACTATAAGCGGTCTTGACCATCTTGAGGGCGAAGCTGTTGCAATTCTTGCAGACGGTAATGTTGTGCCAAATCAAACGGTGACTGACGGTATGGTCACACTGGAAGCACCTGCGACAAAGATTATCATCGGCCTGTCTTATACCTGCAAGGGAAAAACACTGCCGCTCATTGTGCCCGGAGAAAACATCGAGGGTAAGCGGAAACGTATTGTCGCAGTCTCCATGCGGTTGAATAACAGCAGGGCGCTGAAGGTCGGAGATGACTACGACAGCGTATATGAATTTCCTGCGCGGTCTGATGAAGCTTGGGGTAATCCGGTGCGGCCACTGACGGGCTTGACGGAGACGCCTGTTGGCACTACTTGGGATGAAGAAGCCTTCACCTATTTCCTGCTAACCGACCCGCTGCCAGCAACGCTACTCAGCATGGTTCAAACGATGGAGCTTGGCGATGAGTCCGATTAGCAAGTTACCATCTCTTGACTGGACCGAACGGGCGGAGAAGCAGATACTGCTGACCGGCGGTGATGAGCTTATCGCGGCCAGTCAAGTGGCTTATCGCCTCGGCAACGCGGGCGTCATAGGGCTGATATATACGTCATACTTTTCCCCGCCTTGGCTCTGGTTCGCGCTGGCCAAGACCACGCGCATACGCGATCTCATCGACTTCCGCAGAACGCAGGACCGTATACCTCGCGGAACCCTGACCGCAGTTGATGAGGATGACGCTACCGCGTATCGCTTCGCAACCTTCTACGGCTTCGAACAGACTGGTCAAACAGTTGACCACGAGGGTATTTTAATGCTTATCATGAGGAAAGCATAATGGCTTTTGCACCGTTACTACTGCCTGCAATTGGCAGCTTCCTTACCAGCGCGGGTGGTATTGCCGCAGTTGCGTCTGCGGGTATTGGCGCAGTGACTGCGATTTCGCAGGGGAATTATCAGGCGGCGGTTGCAAAGAACAATGCCAGCCTGGCGGAACAACAAGCGCAACGGGAAAGCGCTGCTGCACAAAGCACGGCCATGCGCCTGTCGCAGGAAAATGCTGGGCGGGTTGGTGAGCTTACTGCGGCTCAATCGGCCTCTGGCCTGGACGTGGGCAGTCGATCCTTCGGTCAAGCGCGGGCATTGGAGACTCGGATTGGTGCGATGGAGGTGCGAGATACTGCGCGAGCTGGTGGCGATGCAGCGCAAGCCTCCATGCAGCAGGCGTCAAACTTCCGGGCGGAAGCAAGTAATGCGAGGACGCAAGGGCTGCTCGGAGCAGCTGGTAGCGCGCTTAGCCTTGGCGGTGCATTTGCTAAGAGCGGGCAAGGGCGTTCACTGGTCGGTCCCAGCAAACTTAAGAGAAGGTTCGGTTAATGGAAGTTCGTAGAAACACAAGAACCAGTGCGCCAGCTGGTAGGCCTGTATTCGCTCAGGCCTCGGGCCAAATTGACACACGGCAGCTGCAACAGGGTATTGTTTCCTTGGCCGAGGGCATTGATACCGGACGCCGGGAGCATCAGCAGTTTGAACTGCAAAAACGGCTGCTGGAGGAAAGCAATAAAATCCAGGCGGAGTTTGAAGAACGTGCTCGCGATCCTGAGATGGACCCATTTACATTTTCGCAATCCGTGGACGCGGAATATACGGATAGAGCCAACGCGGTCGTTGATGAATATCGCGGGCTTGGTTATGATAATGATCTTGTCAGCGACTTCATGCTCGGCATGGGGCGGGTGAGGAATGGTGTTACCGATCGTGCTACGACTGTGCAAACGCAAGCGTTGGCCTCTCGCGCGGTTAGTGAAGTTGGGCAGCTGGCCGATGAGGGTTCTCGGCAGATTGTATCGAATGTGGATACGTATGAGGAAACGCTGGCGTTCGTTACCGACACGATCAAGCTGAATCCGCATCTCGGAGATAGTGAAAAGCTGGCCGCGGTTGACGCCGCGAAGGAGCGGTTCCGGCAAGCGGGCGGGGAGGTGTTTGCAAAAACGCGGCCTGAAGATGTGTTTGCGCAGCTGGACCCTGCGGGGGCGTTTCGTTCTGCGCGGGCAGTGGCTGCGACAAGTGCGGTCGGCGGCACTGTTGCCGCTGAAGGTGACCGGAAGGAAGTGGCAGATGTGCTAGCCAAGGGCGGGTTGCCTTCTCATGTTGTTGCGGGGTTCCTCGGTAACTTCGATGTAGAAGGTGGCTACGGCGATGCTCTTGGCGACGGGGGAACTGCTAGCGGTATCGCGCAATGGCGACATGAGCGGCGTGAGAATTTCAAGAAACAGTTCGGTAAGGAGCCGCATCAGGCGACCAAGGCCGAACAAGCTGAGTTCGTGCTTTGGGAAATGAATAATCCGGGTGCGGCAGGCATGACTGCGAAGCAGCGGGATGCGATCCTTGGGGCAACCAATGCACAGGAAGCTGCGGAGCTTATTGACAAGCATTATGAGCGCTCCAGCGGAGCACATCGTTCCAAGCGCGTGGAAGCTGCGGCAAAGTATATAACGACTGATCTTGCAGGTGCGCGAGAACGGTTGCCTGCGGCCGGTGATGTTGTTGCGGTAGACCTGCCGCCAAGTAATGTAACGCCCGGCTACAATGCGAGAGAAGCAAACGCAACAACCGGCTCCGATAGCGAACCGCCAACCCCTGCCGCTGAACTTCACCCCGTCCTTCGCGACTTGACCGGCGAAGAGCGAATGCGAGTACTCGGCATGGCGGATAATGAGTTACGTCAGCAGACCGCTAACGCCAAGGCAGAAATGGACCTGCGGCTGCAGAACATTGAAGCGCAGATTGAAAGTGACGGAGGAAGAGTAACGCTTCCATTTCCCACGCTTGAAGAACTCACGCCGCTTTACGGTGACATAGCCGCGGGCCAGATCCTGGCAAAAGTTGAAACGCTGCAACAGCGCGCCATATTCATGCAGGATTGGGAAACCTCTAGCGTCGCTAGCATTGACGCGGAGATTGAAAAGCTAAAGCCTTCGCAAGACGATCCGGCGCTGGCCGTGAAACAGAAAATTTATGAGCAGGCGAAACAGGTTCGTGAGGACCTTATTAAAAAACGTTTGGAGGACCCTGCCGCTTACGCAGCTGCAGTGAACCCTGGAATACAAAAAGCCGTGGAAACTGGCGATCCGTTCCTATACTACGCTACGCAGCGTAAGACGCAAGAAGCCCTCGGCATACCCGCAAGCCAGCGCAACCCCTGGCCGGAAGAATACATCGAGGAGCAGAAGAAATCCTATTCCCGTCTGACCGCGCCACAGCGTAGTGACTGGATGATGCGTCATCTTAGTGGGGCTACTGCGGATGAGTTCGGTAACTTCATGGCGTCCTTTGAGGGCACAGATGCTTATGATGACGGGCTTATCGCAGACCTGCTTTACCGCACAAGGCCACAAAGCGAGATGAAGCGGTTGCTTCCGCTTATCTTGCAGGGCGCCGGTGTTTTTCGAGAGGACCCTTCACGGCGTCCTTCGCGAGAAAAAACCATCGGGGCATTTCAAACCACGCTGCTTTCCGCGTTTAAGAACACTAGCGCAAATTTCAGTCGGTCTGTGCGGTATGCTGCTGATGCACTTTACGTTGCGCGAGGCGGTGATCCAGTTACGGTGAACGCAAACCTGTATAAGGAAAGCCTGCGGGAAGCGGTAGGCGGAAAGTTCAATGACCCGAATACCGGCTGGGCGAATTACAAAAAGAACGGGGTGCCTGATCTTACCATCTTACCTCCGCGTGTTACGCGTAATCAGTTTGATAACTGGCTTGGTGGGCTCACTACAGCAGAACTTAGCGCGTTGTCACTTAACGGCGCGCCTGTGTATGCAACGGGTGAAGCGGTTAAGGCTCGCGATGTCGTAGACGAGGGTGTTCTCGTGCTGGTAGAACCGAATGTCTATACAGTTAAATTTCGGCAGTCTGGTAATTTAACTGAAGGTGCTTATGGTGCTGATGGACGGCCATTGCGCCTTCGTATTCTTCCGCGCACTGTGGTGCAGGGCAGAGCGCCAGCCACTCGGCGTCAGATAACCCTCCCCCAGATTAGAGGACCGAAAATATAATGGGCCTTTTTGACTCAGGTAACACGCAGGAAATCCTACCCGCTGTCGGTAAACCTTCGGGTTTCTTTGAGGGCATAGCGCAGGGATATGAGCAGCAGTACCGCGTGGACTCACCTTATTCACTTGAAGCGGAAGTGGTGGATGCGTGGAAAGAAACTATTGACCTGTATCGGGAGCGGACCGGAGAACAGCCCGGCTTTGCTATGGACATGGCTGCGCTTAACAGTTACGCACGGACGCTGCAGGGCGAAGATATTTCTGTCTTTCAGCAAGGGATTGGTGGTGGTGTTCCGAAGGAACTGCAGGAGAATATCTCCAAATTCCAGGCGTTTAACGAGGCGCTGAAAGCCTCCGGCGATCCTGACTTCAAATCGTTTGAACAGGTGCTGGAAGAAGTCTTTGCGATGCAGCAGGATGTCGAAGAACAGTCTGCGCTGCTCGGAGAAACCGGCGGCGTGTCTGGCGCTATCGGACAATTTATTGGCGCTACTGCGGGCACGTTGACGACACGAGATCCGCTGACGCTTGGCACACTGGGCCTTGGTGGGATTGGTAAGACGGTGCTGGCACGAGTTGCTTCTTCAGGTGCAGTGTCTGGTGGACTTACTGCCGTTACGGAACTCGGCGCAGTGCAAGCTAACCGGGAACTGGCGGGACTGCAGGAACGCGATCCCTTCTTCGACATCGCTGTAGCAGCCGCAGCCGGTGGTGTGTTTCAGGGTGCGGAGGAGCTGGTGTCGCGTTTGTTGCGTGGCAGGGCTGCGCGTAGAGCGGAAGCAGAACGACCAGCGCCCGACCTTTCCGGCGATCTGCAAGACCCGCGCCTTCGTGCAGCGCGCCATATCTTCGAAATGGAAGAAGTGGTTATTAAGAAATCTCCGTATGGCGAGGGTCGGAAGGGACTGCGCCGCTTTACAGCGGAACTAGAAGAAGTGCAGGGCATCTTTGCGGGTAAGACTGATACGGCTGTGGCGCGTGTGCTGCCACCCATTCCTTACGAGGAACTCAAGAAGGCTGCTGATTTCGACATTGTTAGTGAAATTGAGCCGGTGATTTATGCCCGGCTGGAAGCTGCGCAGGTGCGGTTGGAAGAAGCGCGGGGACAGTTCGATGAACTGGAAAATACCATGCCGACTGTTGAGGATGCGATTGACTCAATCGACCCTGATACCGGAACGGTGGTGCGTTCGCTGCTGGATGATTTGGACCAACCGGGCCTGACCACGCAACGGCGACAGGAAATTGAAGGGCGCTTGGCGCGCATAACGGAAACGCTGGATGAGGCGGTTATTGACAAACGCCTGAATGATATTCAAATTGGCCCGAAGAAGCAGCTGCAATTTCAGCGCAAGTCAATTCGCGCTGCGAATAAGGAATATAAGAAAGCGTATGCGGAGGTGGAAGCTGTTCGTGCCCGTATCGTGCGGGAGCAGGAGCAGACGGAAATTGTGCAACAAGCGCTGTTTGCACAGGACCTGGCCAAGACTGTCGTGGCTGGTCGGGCACCTGTGCAGATGGCGCGGGTTAGTGGGGATGCGGCGGAGGCCATAGCGCTGCGGCTTGAGGGTCTGGAAAGCGATGTTGAGGCTGTGGCGACCATAGGGCGGTTTGATGAAAGCGCGACTGACATTGACATAGGGCTAGAAGAACCTGTCAGCCTGGACATGCAATACATTGACACAGATGGAAACACCCGCTCCGTGCGCGATATAATGAAAGAGCTTCAAGAGGACCAACGTCTGGATGAAGCTATGAGGAGTTGCTTGCTATGAGTTTCAAAGATTGCATTGATAGTGCGCTGCAAGTTGGGCGCGTTAGCGCGGACAGGGCGGAGAAGGCGAAAGCTGCTCATGACGCAGAGTTGGAAAAGGCGCGGCTGGAAGGTCTGGATGAAGCCACGGCGGAGCTTTCTGCGGCGAGGGCTGCAACGGAACAGCTCAGCACGGCCAATGCGACACGGCGCTGGCAGAAGTTAAAGGACATTCAAGCAGCTCATGTAATTACACAACGGCTGACGAAGGCTAAGGACCCTGTGCGGGAACTGGAAGCGTTGATGGAAAACGTCAACGATGATTATATGTTTGTGCAGTCAGTGGCCTTCTCCTATCTCGACAAGATGCTGCTGAAGTATAAACCGAGAGCGTTTCGTGGGTCACGGACTGACGGGCTGGATGATGTTGTCATGGCCAGCTTCGGACGCTCTGCTTCGCCGGAAGCAAAGGCCGATGCTGAAGCGCTCAAAGATATGTATGAGATGCTGCGGCAATGGGCTAACCGCCATGGAGCAACCATTCCGAAAAGTAAGGAGAATCACCTGCCACAGACGCATGATGCGGTGAGGGTATCGCGTGTGCAGGAATACACAATGAAGGACGGGACGAGGTCCAACGGTTGGGTTGACGATCACCTTCGCCCAGGCGTTATTGATTGGGACACGATGAAGCTTGACGGAAAACTTATCCCTGTTGAGGGTCGCCGCGATGCGCTGCTCAATATGTACGATGGCATTGTTGCTGACGGAAAGATGCGGGATAAGTATCTGGTGGAGGGTGGCGCTGCTGGTAACCTGGCCACGCGCCTTGGCCGAGATCGCTTTTTGCACTATGCAGGACCGGAGGCCTGGATTGAAATGCAGGGGAAGTATGGTGCAGGGAATTTATTCCAGCAAACGATCGGCATGGTCGATCATATGTCTAAGGAAATTTCCATGCTTCGCACCTTCGGAACTTCACCGGGGTCCATGAAGGAATTTGCTGCGCGGTTATCGGAGAACCAAGCGGGCAAGAAAGCTGCGGCTGCGGGCAAGAATGTTCAAAGTGAGATCAAACGGGCGCAACGTGGGAAGCAGGTCTTCGAAGAAATGTTTGACATACACGATCGGAGGGTAACATCTGCTGACGGTAATTGGGCGGTGCAGGCAATTTCCGGTGCGCGAACAGTTGCGGTGGGTAGTAAGCTTGGCAGTGTACTAATCCCCTCTTTCTTCGGCGATCTCACAAACGCGAAGGTCATGAGCAAGTTGTATGGACTTCCATCTATGGGATTGACTCGGCGATATTTCGATGAAATCGGCGCTGGTCGCGTTGGCAAAGAAGATGCAATGAGCCTTGGTATTATCTTCGAAGATGCAATCGGGCTGGCGCAGTCACGGATGCGTTACTTCGGCGCGCTTGACGGGCCTCATGCGGCAAGGGTTTTCAGCGATCAGGTCTACCGCATTGGCCTGGCCTCGGCGCATACGCAAATTGCGCGTAATGCTACGGGGAAGCAGTTTCTAAACTTCCTGCACACGAGTAAGAAAACTAAATTCGACGATCATCCACTTGCGGCTGCAATGCTGGAAAGCGGGATTACGGAGAAGGACTGGAACTTGTTCCGGGCTACGCCTTCACGTGATGTTCGGGGCGGGAAGTTTCTTGCGCCTATTGACCTGATGAAGGGTGATCGGGATGCGCAAGCGGTTGCGGAGAAGTTTGGCAACCTACTGCAAACGTATATCAGAACAGCTGTGCCAACACCTAACCTGCGATCGAGGCGCGCTGCTGGTGAAGCCATTGACCCAAACAGTGCGCTTGGGCAGATTAGCCGAACTATGCTCAGCCTGCTGTCCTTCCCAATTGCACTGCACTTCAACCAATTAAATCGCATTGCAAGGCTACCGCGAGTTCGAGATAAGCTAGCCTTTGGCGCCGCTTACGTAGGTTTCATGAGCGTGGCCGGTGCGTTTATTACGCAGGGAAAAGCGCTGGCCGCCGGACAGCAGCTTATGGATATGAGCCTGTTCGACGAGGAGGGCAAATTAAACCTTGACTTTTACGGTCGGGCTGTTATAAATGGGGGTAGCATGGGGATACTAGGCGACCTAGTGATGAACAGTATCAATATTAACAACAGCAGCTATAGGCCCGGCGATCCCACGACTGAGCTTGGTAAAGCATTGTTGAAAGTTACTGCTGATAATTTGATCGACGCTGCGCAAGGTCGGCCCACGGACATTCCCGCTGACGTTTACAACCTGGGCGATCAACTGGTGCCGAAGTTTTGGCATACGAAGGTGCTGCTGGAGCGAGCCATCTTGGACGATCTGGAACAGCAAGTAGACCCCGAGGGATACCGCCGTTCGCAGCAGTATCAGCAGGAACATAGCGAGGGCATGTGGTGGCCGAGTGAAGGTGCGCCAGAGGCGCTACGGCCTGAAACGGCGTTTGGGCAATGATAGGAATGGGTATGGCTTGCCGACATGGGCGGCGGTATGGCTCTAAACTTACGGACGGGAAAGTAAGATGACAGTTGGAACGACATTAAACATTGCCACGCTGCTGACCGATGGGGTGGCAACGGAGTTTCCGTATTCGTTCCTCGTGTTCGATAAGGAACATCTGCAGGTTATACTGCGCGACCTGGACGGTGAGATTGTCACAACCTACGCGCAGAATGAGTTTAGCGTTTCTGGCCTCGGCGAGAATAGCGGGTCGGTGCTGATCTCCCCTGCGCCAGCAGATGACCATGAGTTGCTCATTTATCGAATTGTGCCGGTAACTCAGGACACAGACATCGTGAACCAGGGCGGGTTCTTTCCTGAGGTAATCGAGCGGCAGCTTGACGAAATCGTCATGCAAAACCAACAGGCAGATGAGGTTCTCAGCCGGGCTATTGTCTCGGAGCTTGGCGATCCTTCCTATACGCTTGGGCGCTTGGAAGAAGGCGATGTTATACAGCTGACTGACGGGGAACTGGTAGGGATAACCACGACCGAGTTGGCAGCTCCTGCAGCGGCGTATGCGGCAGAGGCTGCAGGATATGTTACAGCATTGCTGACCTACACCTTCGGTTACATTGGCCTGGACGCGACTCCGCCGGATGGAGTAGGCGAAGGCGAGGGATTTGTTTATACAGTTGATGGGCGAGTCTACGGAGCGCTCAATGACGGTGGTGTGGCTGATGTTAAGTTTGAATTACTAACAGCAGCTCTTGCAGCAATAGGGGGTGCTGGCTCCGGCACGGTTACGAGTATCACCGGAAGCGGGGGAACCACTGGACTGACCTTAACCGGCGGACCTATCACGGCCAGCGGAACGTTGACGCTTGGCGGAACCTTGGCTGTTGCTAACGGGGGGACTGGTGCGGCCACAGCAGCAGCCGCTCGAACGGAGCTAGGTGCTGCGGCCAATGGCGCTAACACAGACATAACCAGCCTTCGGGAAAGCGCAACTATAACCGCAGGCGGGACTGTTGCGGCAAGTTCAATTGGCTTCCGGGGGCTCCCCGCATCCACACAGGCCGTTGGTGCTGGCATAACACTGGCGCTGGCAGACAGTGGCCGCATGGTGCTGAATACCACCGGTGGCTGGACTATCCCTGCGAATAGCTCAGTAGCATTTCCCGTCGGGACAACCATAGCCCTGTATAATGACAGCGGCTCATCGCAGACTGTTTCCATAACCACGGACACACTTCGTCGCGCAGGAACTTCTGATACCGGCAGTCGAACAATTGCCCAGCGAGGGCTGGCTACTTTGTTGAAAGTTAAATCAACTGAATGGATTATTTCCGGAGCTGCTTCATGAGTGGGGTGCTCAGCCTTTTGCCTGGGGTGGTTGGAGCTGGTGCTAGCCTTGCTGTCACTGCGAATAATGTTACTCGAGTAGAAACTGGCTTTGCTGGTTCCGGCCTGGTAACAACCAATCAATCTCCAAATACCGTCGTCACAGGTGGAATCGCGCCATATACTTATGCGTGGGCTAGGGTGAGTGGTTCAACTGTTCCGGCGGTTAGTTCCGCTACTGTGGCTACTCCCTCTTGGTCTGGCGTTTGCGCTAGCGAGGTAGAAGAAGCTGCTGTGTGGCGAGTTACAGTTACCGATGCGGCCGCAGCGGAAGCAACAGCGGATATTACAATATCGCTTAATTGGTTTAATCTGGCGTAAAGGACTAAAACATGCCTGTTCCATTATTTGCAACGAAGCTGAAAAATGAGCTTTTAGAAGAACTTACTCCAGTAGCTGCTGGGGCACAAGGCGTTTATACCAGCGTTGCTGCGGGTGAGTCGGCTACAGTTAACGGCGAGTATTTCGGGGTTGCTGCTGACGGGTATTATACGCTGTACGAAAACGTAGCAGGAACAGGAATGTCCCGCGGAAGTCTTATTGCGGCAGCAACGCTTGCAGCAACAGGCGGCGCGGCACAAGTTGGATTTATCCAGGAGGGCACTGGTGCCGTCGCCAGCACCTTGCAAGCCAAGGCGCGAGAGGTTGTTTCTGTCTCGGATTTTGGCGCGACGGGCGATGGCGTGACCGATGACAGCACTAACGTCCAAAAGGCTATCGACGCGCTTTCAAGTGGCGGCTCGGTTCGTTTCCCGCGAGGCTCCTATAAGTTAGGAACCGGGCTTACTGTCAGCAATGATGACGTTACTCTTGAGTTTGAGGCGGGGGCTTCGATTAGCTACACCACGGCGACACTGACGCCCATCACGCTGGCCGGTGACAGATGCAAAGTTTCGGGCGGCAAAATTAACGCGCCAGCAACTTTCGACGGAACCAACAGCGCCATCACCTACAGCGTTGTGAAGGTGACGGGCGATTATTGCGCCATTGATGGCCTGTATCTTGATAACGTCCCCCGCGCCGGTATTTGGTTTGAAAATGCAACCAACGGCATTGTGTCCAACTGCGTAATTGATGGCGGCACAGCCGAGGGGTTCTTCACCGGGATAAATACGGTTCATTTCGGGATAGTGATCGACACTCCCAGCACAGGCAGTCAGGGTAACTTTGTTATTAGCGGCAACATTATTCGCCGCTGCACACAGGGCGCAGGTTCTGGTAGTGTTGGCGCGGCCACCTTTGAACAGTCAATAACAATCATAGGCAATGTGTTTGAGCTTTGCTGGAACCATGGTTGGTATTCCTCTGGTCTCGCCAATGGGCATACCATTACTGGCAATGCGTTTAACGCCTGCCAGATACCTATAGCGGCAACAGGTAGCGACCACGTTATCACCGGCAATTCTCTGCAAGTTCAAACAACTGGAACAGCGGTCAATACTGATAACGAAATGACAGGAATTTCATTGCGCGATCCAGTTCGCTGTGTGGTCTCCAACAACGTGATAAAAGGCGAAGGGATTAACGGCGGGGTTGTTATCAGCTTGGATGATAATAGCGGAGTTCCCGGCAACAACAAAGTCACAGATAATGTCGTATCGGGCAACGTAATTACAATTACAAACTCTGCCGCTGCTGGCGTGGTTGCTATTCGCCTATTCGGCAACTCAACTGAAGTTTCCAACAACATGGTGACGGGCAATACAATCACCGCTCCGGTTAGAAGCGGAGATGGGTTGATCGTGGTCCAGGGTTCTGCTGCTTCCACGAAAAATCACGTTCAGAACAATTCATTGACCATGACGCGCGTCCAAGGGAGTTATTTCGTTTTCCTTAGCGAGGCATCTCACACTCAGGTTTCGGGCAACACATTTGAGCTTGCGGCAGACGCGGCTTCTGCGCTGACGTTTATCGCTATTGGCCTGGTAAGCTGCTCCAATACGCGGGTGGATAACAATGATTTTATCTGTTCGTCAGCATGGGGGGCAAACGTTGCTTACCGAACGCTGCAAGAGTTGACAACCGCGACAAACAATTCCGCTTCGGGCAACAGGATAAATCTGGACCTTGCCAAATTAACCAGCGTAACACTGTTTTTAGCACTTAATACCGGCCCG